CCCCTTTACAAATCTCCAAAAAAATCAAAAAGAAAAGTTTTAGCTGGTTCAATCTGATTTAATCTATTTTAATCTAGTAAAATCTTGCTGAATCTTAATAATCTCAAATCAAAAGGAATTATAGGGCTATATGCTCATATTTTGGCTTGTGAGAGCAGAGTTACCTAAGTGGGTAAACTTATAAGCAAAAGTTATTGCTGTTCTTAGAAACTAGAATATAGGCTTTAAACGATATAACCACATTTAAAAGAAAGGACAATATGCAAACACAAAACGGTGGCAGACCCACAATTTTACCTAAGATGTATGAAGAACCGCTATTTAGTCAAATCATTGATAAAATTGAATCAGGTTGCAATGACAGAGAAATCTACACCAGTTTGCATTGTTCGGCTAAAACTTTTAGAAAGTGGCGAGATGACAATATAAAGGCGTATGACGAAGCTAAAAGCATTGCTAGAGGAAATCTATTAGAACTAGCTGAAAGTGCCTTAGCAAGCAAGCTGACGGTCAGAACGCTAAAAGAAACAGAAACAATATATGACGCTGATGGAAACGTTGAAAAAGTAAAGGTTAAAGAAAAAGAACTTGATAAAGATAGCCTAGTAGCTATGATGGTTGCTAAAGCTGGAAACCCTGAACTTTATAACCCTACTGAATGGCGGAGATTACAACAAGAAGAATCAAGCGCTCATGACCTTAAGGCTAAAATTGAAGAACTTGACGACTATAAACTAAGTAAGTACGAAACTCCAAAAATTGAAACTCCAGAGGGATTTGAATGAAATTAAAATGTAAGCTGTTTGGACATAAGTTTGATTTCAACCCAGCATATGATATCAGACCACATTGTACTAGATGTGGTTGGCAAGATTATTCTTTGGACGAATCCATTAAGCAATGGATTGATAAAGAATTAGAACGCTTTTAGAAAGGAAATGAATGTATTATTTAAATAAAATGTTGGATTACAACAAAGATAATGGCATTATTATTAATAAATACATTCGTAAGACTATTCAGAAGCAAATACGCATTCATGGCAAGTATATTTATCGTTATGACCGTGTGACACAAGCTATTGAATGGATAGAAGACAACTTCTATTTAACAACTGGTAACCTAATGAAAATCAAGCTACACCCTGTTCAAAAATGGTGGTATGAGTTAATGCTTGGCTATGATATGGTTGATGAAAAAGGCATTCAAGTCAACCTAGTCAATGAGATTTTCCTTAATCTAGGACGTGGTTCTGGTAAGTCAAGTTTAATGGCTACGCGCGTGCTTAACTGGATGATTTTAGGCGGACAATATGGCGGAGAAAGTCTAGTTATTGCATACGATAATACACAGGCTAGACACGTATTTGACCAAGTTCGGAATCAAACGGAAGCAAGCGATACATTAAGAGTGTACAACGAAAACAAGATTTTCAAGAGTACAAAACAAGGGCTAGAGTTTACTTCATTTAAAACAACTTTCAAAAAGCAAACAAATGATACTTTGAGGGCGCAAGGTGGTAACAGTTCACTTAATATATTTGATGAAGTTCATACCTATGGCGAAGATATAACAGAATCAGTCAATAAAGGTTCACGACAAAAACAAGATAACTGGCAAAGTATTTATATAACTTCTGGCGGACTTAAACGAGATGGATTATATGATAAACTTGTCGAGCGTTTCAAATCAGAAGAAGAATTTTACAACGATAGGTCGTTCGGCTTGCTTTACATGCTAGAAAATCATGAGCAGGTCAAAGATAAAAAAAATTGGACTATGGCATTACCTCTTATTGGTGATGTCCCTAAGTGGTCAGGAGTTATTGAAGAGTACGAACTGGCACAAGGCGACCCAGCGTTACAGAATAAGTTCTTAGCGTTTAATATGGGCTTACCTATGCAGGATACAGCTTACTACTTCACTCCACAAGATACTAAACTAACAGACTTTAATTTATCTGTGTTTAATAAAAATAGAACTTATGTCGGAATTGACCTATCCTTAATTGGCGATTTAACGGCCGTATCGTTCGTTTGCGAGTTAGAGGGTAAAACTTACAGTCATACACTTACTTTCTCTGTACGGTCGCAATATGAGCAACTAGACACAGAACAGCAAGAACTATGGACTGAATTCGTTGACAGGGGAGAATTAATCTTACTTGATACGGAATATATAAATGTAAATGACTTAATACCGTATATTAATGACTTTAGAACCAAAACAGGGTGCAGACTTAGAAAAATCGGATATGACCCAGCACGCTATGAAATTTTAAAAGGGTTGATTGAGCGTTACTTCTTTGATAAAGATGGAGATAACCAAAGAGCAATTCGACAAGGTTTCTCAATGAATGACTATATTAAGCTGTTAAAATCTAAGTTAGTGGAAAATAAACTTATCCATAACCAAAAAGTTATGCAATGGGCATTGAACAATACTGCTGTTAAAATCGGACAAAGTGGGGACTATATGTATACAAAAAAACTTGAAAAAGATAAAATTGACCCTACTGTTGCTTTGACAATGGCTTTAGAAATGGCGGTGTCAGATGAAGTATAACGTTGACACAGTTCGAGAAAGTGGCTGGTATAATAAAAAAGAATGGTTGGCAGTCCGTGATTATGTAAGGCAACGTGATAAGATGACTTGCGTAAGATGTGGTGCATTCGGTGCTAAAAAATACGAGGTAGACCATATTGTAGAACTAACGTGGGAAAACCTTGATGATTGGAATATAGCACTAAACCCTGATAACCTACAACTCCTTTGTAAGTCTTGCCATAACAAGAAGACAAGCGAGTATAAACGTGGGAAAGGTGTGAGTTTATGGTAGAAAGGGGAAAAATTGAACTTATTCGGAAAAGTGGTATCATTTTCACGTGGAAAACTAAACAATGATACTCAAAGAGTTACAGCGTGGCAAAATGAAGCAGTAGAATATACAAGTGCTTTTGTAACTAATATTCATAATAAAATTGCTAATGAAATAACAAAAGTAGAATTTAATCATGTTAAATATAAAAAATCTGATGTTGGTTCTGATACTTTGATTAGTATGGCAGGATCTGACTTAGATGAAGTCCTCAATTGGAGTCCTAAGGGCGAACGCAATAGCATGGACTTTTGGCGAAAGGTAATTAAAAAGTTGCTACGTGCTCCCTATGTTGACCTGTACGCTGTATTTGATGATAACACAGGCGAGCTATTAGACTTACTATTTGCTGACGATAAAAAAGAATATAAAACTGAAGAATTAGTAAGGCTTACCAGTCCTTTTTATATCAATGAGGACACAAGTATTTTAGATAATGCTCTAGCTAGTATTCAAACTAAGCTGGAACAAGGTAAATTGCGTGGCTTATTGAAGATTAATGCTTTCCTTGATATTGATAATACACAAGAGTATCGAGAAAAAGCCTTAACAACAATAAAGAACATGCAAGAGGGTTCGAGTTACAATGGTTTGACACCAGTTGATAACAAGACGGAAATTGTAGAACTTAAAAAAGATTATTCCGTTTTAAACAAAGATGAAATTGACCTTATTAAATCGGAACTTTTGACAGGTTACTTTATGAATGAAAACATTTTGCTTGGTACAGCTACGCAAGAACAGCAAATTTATTTTTATAACTCTACTATCATTCCTTTACTGATTCAACTTGAAAAGGAACTGACTTATAAACTGATTTCAACTAACCGCAGACGAGTAGTTAAGGGTAATTTATATTATGAACGCATAATCGTAGATAACCAGCTATTCAAGTTTGCAACTTTGAAAGAATTAATTGACTTGTACCATGAAAATATTAATGGTCCTATTTTTACACAGAATCAACTTCTTGTTAAAATGGGCGAGCAACCAATTGAGGGTGGAGATGTTTACATAGCTAACCTTAACGCAGTTGCTGTTAAAAATCTAAGTGACCTACAAGGCAGTAGAAAGGACGTAACAAGCACAGATGAAACTAATAACCAATAGTGCTGAAATTAAAGTAACTGAAAATGAGGACGGTTCTAAGTCGTTCCAAGGCATTGGTTCAGAAGTTGGTGTAGAGAACCTTAACGGTATTGTCTTGACACCTAACTGTATCGAGTTCGCTAGAGAACGATATCCATTGCTATATGAACATGGTTCAGGCTCAAATGAAGTAATTGGGGACGCAAAAGTCTATTATGATTTAGCTTCTAATAAATACCTGACTGACTTTACGCTTTACGACAATGCACCAAACATTAACAAAGCTGTGGAAAATGGAGCGTTTGATTCACTATCAATTGCCTATTACATTACAGATTATGAGTTTAATGAAAATGATGCTCTAGTTGTAAATAAAGCACAGTTTAAAGAGATTTCTCTTGTTTCAGTACCAGCTGACCCTAACGCAAAGTTTATTCAAAATGCATTGGGCGAAGAACTCACAAAAGAACGTAACAAAATTATTGAAAGCCGTAACGCTTTGAAAGAAATTGAGGATATCAAAAAGAAATATGAATAAACCTGATTTAATCGAAAAACAGAACCGCTTGGCAGAACTTAAAGAAAATAACGTATCTTTAAAATCTCAAATTAGTGGCTTTGAAGTAAAAAATGCAATTGAAGACTTGCCAAAAGTACAAGAATTGGAAAAAACACTTTCAGAAAATTCAATTGAAATTATCAAAATTGAGAATGAACTTAACGCACAGGAAGAAAAACCAAAAGGAAAAGATAAAATGACAAACTTTATTGAATCACAAAACGCTGTAACAGAATTTTTTGATGTATTAAAAAAGAACTCTGGAAAATCAGAAATTAAAAACGCTTGGAGCGCAAAACTTGCTGAAAATGGTGTAACTATCACAGACACAACTTTCCAACTTCCACGCAAATTAGTTGAATCAATTAACACAGCTTTGCTAAATACTAACCCAGTATTCAAAGTATTCCACGTTACAAATGTTGGTGCTTTGCTTGTATCACGCTCATTTGATTCAGCTAATGAAGCCCAAGTCCACAAAGACGGACAAACAAAAACAGAGCAGGCAGCCACACTCACTATTGATACTCTCGAACCTGTAATGGTTTATAAATTGCAATCACTTGCTGAACGTGTTAAACGACTTCAAATGTCATATTCTGAACTTTACAACTTGATTGTAGCAGAACTTACACAAGCTATTGTAAACAAAATTGTTGACCTTGCTCTTGTTGAGGGAGACGGAACAAACGGCTTTAAATCAATTGACAAAGAAGCAGATGTCAAAAAAATCAAAAAAATTACTACAAAAGCCAAATCAGCTGGCAAAACTCCATTTGCTGACGCTATTGAAGAAGCGGTTGACTTTGTTCGCCCTACTGCTGGACGTCGTTATTTGATTGTTAAAGCAGAAGACCGTAAAGCCTTGTTAGATGAGTTACGTCAAGCAACTGCAAATGCTAACGTTCGCATTAAAAATGATGATACTGAAATTGCTTCTGAAGTTGGAGTAGATGAAATTATTGTCTATACAGGTTCAAAAGCACTCAAACCTACTGTATTGGTAGACCAAAAATATCACATTGACATGCAAGACCTTACAAAAGTTGATGCCTTTGAATGGAAAACTAACAGCAACATGATTTTGGTAGAAACACTAACAAGCGGTCATGTTGAAACTTACAATGCTGGTGCAGTAATTACAGTTTCATAAGAATAAAATGGAGGAAGTAAATGATAGATTATATTAAGGTCTATTGTGGTATTCCAATTTTAGTAACAGCTTATGATAGTAAACTTATCTTATTCCGTTCAATAGCTATTAAATTGCTAGAAAAAAATGGTATTAAGGCTGACGAAACAAGTGTATTAGTGAAAGACTTTATCTCTTGCTATTGTCGGCTTAATATTGTTGATGAACCAGCAGAACAATGGCGAAATGCTGAAATGAAACGTTTGTCTTCTTTACAAGAGTTAATGTATTATGGAGGTATTTAATGATATTTTCACAAGTTACATTGCAAGTTGAGACGACTGTTAAGAAGAAGAACGGTGCAGAAGATAATGTTATAAAGCCTATCGTTTTACCAGCAGTTAAACAGAGAATTAATCAGTCAAGACTTGATGAGTTTTCTATGATTGGATTGGGTAAAAATGTAAGATACGAGCTTAACGGAATCGGAGAAATGGAAGACTTGATTTTCAACTATTTCTTGAACGAAAAAGGCGATACTTTCAAGCGGACAACATGGGAAAGAAACCCTAAAAATAACAAGATGATTTTAGAAGGAGTCGTGAGCAATGGAATTTGATTCTTATATGGATTGGCTAAACAATTTACTTACAATGCCTTTAAATGACGTTATTTTAGGTGTTAAGGACACGATAGAGGACAAGACGGTATATTTATCGCTTAGTGACTCAAAGGTCATTAAAATGGATAATACGAGCTTTGTAATGGGCTACTATTATCAAGTTGTTTTATCTGTTAAAGATGTTGACGATGAACTTGTCGGACTGGTCGGAGATGTTTTGCAAAACGGTTGGAATATGACAAACTGGTCTGAAAACAGTCATTTGTACAATTATACTGGAACTGTTTATTTGCCTTGTGGTGCAGGTGGTCAAGCATGGCAATGAATTTGCTTAATACATCAAACATAGCTAAAGAAATGCAAACTAAAGTAACAGAACGCATGGGCGATTGGTTTGAAGCAGAGTTTAAAGCGAAAGCAAATACTGCAAGCCGAAGAACTAGATTAATTAGAAGTCATGGTCATACCTATACTTATGCCAGATACCAAAATACTGGTCAATTGTCAGGAAACTTAAAGCAAGTTAAAAAAGGCGATAAAATAGTAGTTAATGCAGGTACTAGGGCTAATTATGCTAGCGGTTATCATGGTATGTACTTCTTAGTTGAGAAAAAAGGTATGCAAGACGTTAAAACAACATTGAAAAAAGGTGCTAATTATGCCAATTCAATGAAATTATAGAAAAGAGAAAAAATGAAATTAGATTATAATTCACGTGAGATTTTCTGGGGGAATCAGGCTCTTATTGTTGCTGATATGGCAAAGGGTAGTTCAGGAAAACCAGAGTTCACTAATGTTAAAATCGTAACTGGTTTAGTATCAGTTGGCTCAATGGAAGACCAAGCGGAAACAAACAGCTATCCAGCTGATGACGTACCAGACCATGGAGTTAAAAAAGGTGCTACCTTGCTTCAAGGAGAAATGGTATTTATTCAAACAGACCAAGCACTTAAAGAGGATATGCTAGGGCAACAACGTACATCAAATGGCTTGGGTTGGTCTCCTACGGGTAACTGGAAAACTAAATGCGTTCAGTACCTTCTTAAAGGTCGTAAGCGTGATAAAGTTACAGGAGAATTTGTTGACGGTTGGCGCGTTGTTGTTTATCCAAACTTGACACCAACAGCAGAAGCAACAAAAGAATCAGAAACAGATTCAGTAGACGGCGTAGACCCTATTAAATGGACTTTAGCAGTTCAAGCAACTGATTCAGATATTTATTTGAATGGCGATAAAAAAGTGCCTGCTATTGAATACGAAATTTGGGGCGAACAAGCTAAAGACTTTGCTAAGAAAATGGAATCTGGTTTGTTCATTATGCAAACTGATACGGAACTTGCTGGTGCTGTTACATTAGTTGCTCCAGTTATTGCAAACGTTCAAACGAAAACTAAAGGGAATAATGACGGAACAATTGTTTTACCAGCTACTTTGAAAAACTCTAAAGGGCAAGACATAAAAGTAACAGCGGTAATTAAAGATGTAAAAGGAAATGTTGCAACAAACAACGAACTTGCTCCTAACGTTTATATCATTACATTCTCCGCTGAAGGTTATTCAGATGTTTCTACGGGCGTTGCTGTAACAGATAGACCCTAGCGTGCCCGACGGGGCTAACCACGTAGCTTTTGCATATAGCGCAGACGGTAAAGATAGATTCACGACAGTTTATCCGAATTTTAATTTGTTGGACGGTACTAAAGATTTTAGTGGATATTGGGGTAATGCAGAAAGTTGGTCAAACGACGGAACATATAAAGGCTTAGCTGTCAAAAAAAGACATGGCAGCGGTCAAGGAATTTATAAAACTTTTACAGCACCAGCTGACGGAACGTACACATTTTCATCATATTTTAAAAGTTCAGGTAGTGGGAAAATTATTAGACGTTGGGTAAACACTAATGGATTAGACGGTAAAGGGACAACAGATTTAGACTCAAATATTGATTGGACGATAGATACTTTTTCTGCTTCTCTTAAAGTTGGCGACAAAGTGTTTGTTAGATATGAGATTACCTCTGGCAGTGTAGGTGTAGATATATGGAATGCAGGACATAAATGGGAAAAAGGCTCAACCGCCACTCCTTACATGCTTTCATTTAGTGAAGTAACAGTCGAAGATTATCCAAGCTATATTGGAACATACACTGATAATGACTCTAACACACAAAGCACAGACCCAGTAAAATATACTTGGAAAAAAATAGTAGAATAAGTAAAGGAATATAAAATAAAATGGCAAAACAATTGAGTACAGCACGTAAATTCAAAATGATTACAGGGAAAGACCTTTTTCAGCAACAAAAGGCAATGGATACAGAGCTTAAAAAAGAAGATGGAGAAATTACAGATGTAATGGAGTTCGTTCAATATGGTTTATACTTGGCTCTTTTTCAAGATAACATTGTAAAAGCTAAAAGTGACTTCTCAGACTTCCGTTCTAGCTTTGAGTTTGACACTGACGGCAAAGGGCTTAAAGAACTTGTTGAACTGTGGCAGAAAGAAATTTAATAAGCTGAAAGGACTGTAAATGATTTTAAAACATGCTATTAAATATTTAGAGCTAACTGGTTCAGACTTTATTACAGATTTAAAAGACTTTGCAGACCTACAAAATTCTTTTGCCGCTGGATATATTCCTGATGACTTTACAGAGCAAATGGAGAGCTTTACAGATAAGTTATTGATACTTTGGGTAGATTGTAACGGAGGTTTGCAAAATGCCTTAGACGACAAAACAGAGCTTCCTACGACTAATGAGTTAATCAATATCTTCTGTAAAACTGTTTTTATTCAAGAAAAAGAGGAAACGGAAGACGATACAGTCTTCTTTTATTCTAGTTCATTGATTAAGAAAAAGAAAGATACTGTAAAGGAAAATAAAACTTTAGAACTTTTGACTATTTTAGGCAATAATGAAATTGATATAACACAGTTCATGGAAATGGAACTAGAACTTGTTTATAAAATAATTGAACTTATTGCAGAGAAGAAGAAAGAGGAAAAAGAAAAAGAGAAAAGGCGTAAAAGAAAGGGTATGTAATGGCAAGTAATGCAACGTTTGAGGTCGAGATATATGGCAATGTCACGAAGTTCGAGAACTCACTTAAAGGCGTCAATACCGCTATGTCAGGGCTTAGGGGCGAAGCTAAAAACTTAAGAGACGCTCTAAAACTTGACCCAACAAATACCGATAAAATGGCGCAATTGCAGAAGAACTTACAAACGCAGTTGGGCTTATCACGTGATAAGGCAACAAAATTAAAACAAGAACTTTCTACAGTTGACAAGAGCTCGCCAGCAGGCCAAAAGAAATGGTTACAGCTTACCAGAGATTTAGGTACAGCAGAAACACAAGCTAACAGGCTAGAGGGCGAAATTAGGCAAGTCGAGGGTGCTATTAGTTCAGGCTCTTGGAACATTGACGCTAAAATGGATACTAAAGGCGTTAATAGCGGAATTGATGGCATGAAGTCACGCTTTAGCGGTCTTAGAGAAATTGCTGTTGGTGTATTTAGACAGATTGGTTCAAGTGCTGTTAGTGCTGTCGGCAATGGCTTAAGAGGCTGGATATCTGATGCAATGGATACTCAAACAGCTATGATTGCCTTGAAAAATACAATGAAGTTCAAAGGCAATGCGGAAGATTTTGACTATGTAAGCAATTCTATGCAGAAGCTCGCCAGAGATACAAACGCAAATAGTGAAGATACTCTAAAACTTTCAACAACGTTCATTGGTTTAGGAGATAGTGCTAAATCAGCAATTGGAAAAACAGAAGCATTAGTAAAAGCTAACCAAGCATTTGGTGGTACTGGGGAAAACCTTAAAGGTGTTGCCCAAGCTTATGGTCAGATGTCGGCTTCTGGAAAAGTTACTGCCGAAAATATTAATCAGTTGACAGATAATAACACGGCTCTTAGCGCTTCATTAAAAGATACTGTTATGCAAATGAACCCACAATTACAGCAATATAGTTCATTTAACGATGCGGTTACAGACGGTGCTGTTTCAATGGATATGCTCGATAAGGCTATGCAAAAAGCGGCAGACGGTTCAGGCGGTGCTACAAAAACTATAAGGGACACTTGGTCTGGTTTTAATGAAGACTTATCGCAAGCCTTACTTCCTACGCTTGAGGCTTTGACACCTGTTATAAATGCTGTAATTGATAACATGGATAAGTGGGGAAAAGGTGCTGGTAAATCCATTGAAAAAATTGTTAAGTGGATAACGACATTATGGGAAGAATTAAAAGTATCAGGAACGTTAATAGAGTTTGGTAGAGTTTGGGAAAACGTAAAATCAATTCTTGGTTCAGTAGGAAGCATAATACTGAATGTTGTTAAGTCATTTCTTCCTTTAGAAAAAGCTCCTAAAAGTAGCGCGGACGCAATCGGCTCTACAATGGAAGTACTTTGGGGCTTAGCAGAGTCTTTGCAAAAAGCTACTGCCAAAATAGCTGATTTTTTGAAAAAAGTTAGTGAAAGCAAAGGAGCAATGGACGCTATAAAAGTGGCTTTAGTTGCCTTAACAGCAGGGTTTGTGGCTTTTAAAATTGGAACTGGAATAGTCACGGCTATTGGTGCTTTCAAAAAGTTACAAACGGCAATTAAAGCAGGGACAGGAGTAATGAAAGCATTTAATATTGTTGCTGGCGTAAACCCTTATGTATTGATTGCAGCCGCAATTGCAGCAGTTATTGCTGGTTTAGTTTATTTCTTCACTCAAACCGAAACAGGTAAAAAGGCTTGGGCTAGTTTTGTAGACTTCTTAAAGAGTGCATGGGACGGAATAGTTTCATTCTTTAGCGGTATTGGTCAATGGTTCGCTGATATATGGAACGGAGCAGTTGACGGAGCAAAAGGTATCTGGCAAGGTTTAGTTGATTGGTTCAGCGGAATTGTACAAGGCATTCAAAATATTTGGAATGGAATAACAACATTCTTCACTACTTTATGGACAACTGTTGTTACTGGAATTCAAACAGCATGGACTGGTGTTACAGAGTTTTTCACAGGGTTATGGAATGGAATAGTTACTATCGTTACAACTGTATTTACAACTATCGCTTCTTTAGTGACAGGTGCTTATAACTGGTTTGTTACAACTTTCCAACCTTTAATTAGTTTTTATCAATCTATATTCAATCTAATAGGCTCTATTATTAACTTAGCATTTCAACTTATCTTGGCTATAATTCGAGGTGCTTATCAATTAGTCGTTAACGCATGGAAAGGTATATCAGGTTTCTTTGGTGTAATATTTAACGCTGTGAAATCAGTAGTTTCAACAGTATTTAGTGCAATCGGTAGTTTTGCCGGTTCAGCTTGGAATGTACTGGTTGGTGTATGGAATGCAGTATCTGGCTTCTTTGGTGGAATATTTAACGCTGTAAAAGGAGTCGTATCTAGTGTATTTAGTGCCATTGGTAGTTTTGCTTCTAGTGCTTGGGGAGTAGTTAGCTCAATATGGAATGCAGTATCTGGGTTCTTTAGTCGAATATTCAATACAGTCAAAAGTGTTGTATCAAGTGCATTTAGTGCTTTAGGCGGCTTTGCTAGTAACGCTTGGAACGCAATAACAGGCGTATTTAGTTCAGTCGGCTCATGGTTTGGTGGTGTATTCGATTCAGCTAAGGAAGCAGTAAGTAACGCACTTGGAGCTTTAGGGAATATTGCTAAAGGAGCATGGGACTCGATTACAAGTGTATTTGGTGGAGTTTATGACTTCTTTGCTAACGCATTTGGAGGAGTTAAAGATTTAATTGACAATATTCTAGGAGGTATTTCAGGAACTTTAGATAAAATTAGCGGTGCGATTAATGGAGTTTCTAAGACTGTCGGCGGACTGTTCAAAGGTTCCATGGTAGTAGGCTTAACAGATGTCAACTTATCTTCTAGTGGTTACGGTCTAAGCACTAACAGCGTATCAAGCGACAATAGAACATATAACACATTCAACGTACAAGGTGGTGCTGGTCAAGATGTTTCTAACTTAGCACGAGCAATCAGACGAGAATTTGACCTAGGGAGGGCTTAATGGTAAGACAGTATAAAATACATACCAACTTAGACGGAACAGATGACAAAGTTTGGGACGTTACAAATGGGAAAGTTAGATTTTATCAGCCCTCTAATTTAGGGTTACAATCAACTAATAACATCTGGCAAAGTAATGGTATTGGAGTAATGGGGACACGTTCAATCACTCAACCTCAAATAGAATTCAAGTTGGAAACGTTTGGCGAAAGTTTAGAAGAAAATTATCAATTAATGAAAGACTTCGTAAACGATATTCTTAACCAAAAATTCGTTACACTTGAATATCAAACAGAAATTTTTCAGGTATATGCTGATTTAGCTTTAGCAGATGTCACAAAAACAGAGGGTTACGGAAAGAACGGAACTTTTAGCGAAAAGATAACTTTTGATATAATCACAAAGTGGTACACTTACGAGAATTTAACTTTTGAAAAAATTCAAAATGGTAAAGTTCTTTCTGGTAAGTCTAAAATTTATGGTGGATATAAAGGGAGCGAAACAGCTTTACAAAACTATAATAGATTAAAAGCAAGTCCCTCTTTGAATTTGCCGAACTTGAACTTGCTAGATGGTACTAAAGATTTTAGCGGGAGTTGGGATCATTCGTGGGACTTGGAAACTGACGGAACATATAAAGGCCTAGTCGTTAAAAAGAGAACTTGGATATGGAACGGTATCCGCAAAACATTTACTGCACCTAGAGACGGAGTTTATACTTTCTCAGCTTATATAAAAAGTTCAGGAAGTAACGCAGATATATTTAGATATGTTGAGACGAGTACTGATAGAACCGTGCCTGATAAGTTTATGGGAAATAATTTTGATTGGTTAAGAGATAGTTTCAGCGTAGTTTTGAAAGCTAAGGATACTGTTTCTGTCAGATATGAAATATCTGGTTCAGTTGCAAATCCAGCTTTATGGACTGCTGGTCACAAGTGGGAACATGGTGCAATTGCTACTGAATACATGCCATCAGCTAGTGAAATTACAACTAATGACATAAGTGAATATTTCGGATATAATTATATAGCGAATCAAGCATATACTTATTACGGAGAAACAAATATAGAGCGTTTAAGTCGTTGGGATATAAAAGAAGAAATATTTAGTTTTGTAGGAATGCTATATCAAAATCTTCCTAGAATACCAACTGGTGTTAGATTTTTAGACACCATTGGAAATGAATATACGGCAATTGTATTTAATACAGCCGAGCCACAAAGCTATATTTTAATTAATACAGATGTAAATGATGAAATTTATCAAGGGTGGAACGGAACAATTCCATTAAATCTATTTCCTTTGCTTGATTTTGAGCGGTATAGAACTCGTATAATTGAAGAAGGTCAAATGGAGTTAATTAACCTTACTAAGGCAGAATTTAAAATCAAGAGAAAGGCGGATTTCGTTTAATGTTAGAAGCTAATATTTATGATAATTTTAACCCTAACTACTATAATATATCTGATTTTAGCATGCCTAATGGTAAAAAAGAAAAAAGAGGCCTTCCAATACCAAAGGCAAGATGTCAAGTTATTAATTATGAATTGTGGGAAACAGGTTACCTTTACACTTCATCAGCTACTTTGACCGTTTCGGTAGAAGTTGGCGATATTGTTCAAATACTTTTTCCTGAAGTTGTTCCAATTGAAGAAGCTCTAGGTAAGAAGAAAAAACTGAATTTAGATATGGTTTACCTTGTGACCGATGTAGACGAAAGTAATAAAGCTACGTTAAAAAACTACTTTTGGGCAATGATTGAAAGTCTTGACGTTCCAAACGCAATAACTAAAACGACAAACTTTGCTATCATTGATTATTTAATTGACCCTAGTAAAAATAATTTAATGAGTTATGGTTATTTCTTCAATTCAAGTATCTTTGCTGGAAAGGCTACAATTAATCGTAAAGCGGAAACTTCATCAGCTCATGATGTAGCAAAAAGGATATTTTCCAAGGTTCAATTTCAACCAACTACAACCATTCAACACGCTCCATCTGAAACAGACCCTAGAAACTTGTTATTCATTAACTTTGCTTCAAGAAACTGGAATAGAAAAAGAATCACGACAAGGGTAGATATTAAGCAAAGTGTGACAATGGACACGGAAACAATAGTAGAACGTTCAGCTTATAATTTTGCTGTTGTGTTCGTTAAAAATAAAGCAACAGATGACTACACAGACCCTCCTAAAATGTACATAGCAAAAAATAACGGAGATGTCATTGATTATAGCACTTATCATGGAGACGGAACAGACTTGCCAGATGTAAGGACAGCCAAAACATTGTTTTATGATAGAGATGACCACGGAAACCCTCCTGCGTTGTCTACTATTAAGGTTGAAATTTCTCCCTCTACAATCGTCACAAGGTTAATCTTTAATCAAAATGAACTTTTGCCTTTGTATGTTAATGACTTAGTAGATATTTGGTACGAGGGCAAGCTATATTCAGGATATATAGCAGATAGAGTTAAAACAGAGTTCAATGATAGACTTATTTTTGTAGAAAGTGGAGACAAACCGAATGTTATATGAGTATGTTGCTACTTATGGCGACAAATATAGAATAGATAGCTTCACAGGGTACAGAGAGCTACGTAAAGACCACTTAGAGTTATTGAATGGTAAAGTGTACTATAATAGTAAAAACTCTCTTAGAATCGAAACTACGCTCTTGTACGAAGTCGGTCAATTTGTATCAATTGGTGGTTATCCTTATGGCGGTAGAAAATTTAGATTGTTAGAGCTATCAATTACTGATAACCCAGTTTTAGATAAAGCGAAAATAATTTCAAGAAAGGTTAAAAATGACAATTAAAAACTTCACGTTTTTCAGTCCAAATGGTACAGAGTTTCCAGTCGGTTCTAATAATGACGCAAAATTATACATGATGTTGACTGGAATGGACTATAAAACAATCAGGCGCAAAGACTGGGTAGAACCATTAAATACAAGTCTTAATGTAATGTATCCCAACACTTCAATTATTGCTGGAGGTAGATATTTTGAGCTATTAAGTGAAACAGTAGCTTTAAAGGCTAATTCTGTCAACTATATTCATGCAAACATTGACTTAACGAAAACTGCTAACCCTGTCAGCTTGTCAGCAGAAAATGTAGATAACAGCAACAATGTTGACTTTAATAACCGTTCAGGAGTGCTTAAAGTCTTAATTGATATTAGAACAACTGACGGAATGGGTGTCATTAGTGAAAAAGCGCCTGATAACATAACATATTTAGATAAAGTCGTCATAAATAGCATTTCAACAACATCTGGGGTACTTGATATAGGTAATGGAGTTACTTTTAGCTGGCAAAAAAAAGCCGATATAGTTGAATTTCATTGGGGAGGGAGACTGACGAGTATTAATTCTGGAGCATCCTTTCCAGTAAAAGCGCCATTCCAACTTATCCCAGATAAAGTAAAAGAATTAGTTGGACACTTTCCTACTACATCAAATTCTTTCCATATTGACTTAGAGCATGACGGTACATTTAGGTGGTGGGGTGAGGATAAAGCAAGTGGCTCTGTTCGTGGTACTGCCATGTATTTCATCAAATAACAAAATAGAAAGCAAAATAAAATGGTAACGAAAATGATTTTAATAACTATCTTAATTTTAGCGATTCTTTTCGCAACATGGGTTAAAGATAGAGAAGCAATGAACCCACCTTTCAAACGTAGACTTGTAATTGATTTGACGGTTGTATTCTCCCTGTGGGTTTTATATGCAGTCTTCTTCTTTACTCAAACTCCTTCTACTTCTGATATTGCAAAAACTGTAATCAACGTAGGGTTACTATACTTTGTAGGTCAATTTATTTATTTAATTGCAAGTATCAGCCCAATGTTTGCTGGTTTGCTTAAACTTATTAAAAAGAATGGCGTAAATATCCCAGAAGTTGAAGAAGAACAAACGGAGGATAAAAAAGAATGAATATAACTAATGCTGGCGTTCGTGGGTATAATCCTACCGGGGTTGTAATCCACAATGATGCTGGGTCAAATGGTGCTAACGCCAGTTTCTATGATGATTGGCTACCTAAGCAAAACCCAGAAAATGGCTTTGCTCATGTTTATATTGGAAACGACGGACGATTACAGGCTTCTGACTTCTCTAATATGGCATATCATTGTGCTAACTCATATGGTAATGCAAATTATGCCAGCTGGGAAGTCTGCCAATCAGAGGGCGATTTAAACCAGTTCTTGAGAAATGAGCAAGCGGTACTAGATGACGTGGCTAAGTACATGAAACAATGGGGGTTAACTCCTAATCGTGATACTGTTAAATTACACCAAGAACTATCAGCAACTTCATGCCCTAGACGTTCCGTAGAGGTTCACGGTGGTACGGTAGAGAGTTGTCGCTCATACTTTATCGCAGAACTAAATAAACGCCTTACAGGACAAACTAGTGGCACAGTAAACAATACACAAACAAATACAGAATTAGAGGACGATGATTTAATGAAATTTACATATCAAGTTAATACAAAAGACGGAAAACCAGCTGGTGGAATATCATATTTTAACGGAACAAAAGTAATTGGCTTAACTAATGGCGACCAATGGACTATCGTTAAACAAATTTATAAAGATACGACAGGAAAAGACCTTAAGCATTACGTTTGGAATGAGGGGGCACCTTGGCACTTGCGTTTCTTACAAGCCAATAACATCAAAGTTGAAATGGCACCGAACAAATAAAAAAGACCTTAAAAACTTCGATTGGAAAGGTTCGCATATTGATATCCGTTTCATGCAAGCTAATGGAATCTATAAACCAATCATTGCTAAAAAATAATATAAAAAAGACAGCTTTATAGCTGTTTTTATATTTCTTTATATTTAATTTTCTTCACTTCTTTTTCGTTGTAAGATTCTTTTATATCTTCTTTGTTTTCATAAAATAATCCGTTATATAAAAAAGCGACTTTAAACACTCTTCTCTTACCATTAGCTCCGTTATTCCACGCTCTTTTAACATTTTCTTGTATTGTTACATATTCTAAGTTATCTAAAGAATTATTCAACTTATTACCGTCTATATGGTCAACAGTTAAATCAGATTTACCTTTAAAGGCTTCCATGACTATCCTGTGAACCAACAAAGGAACTTTATCGATATTTGTTTTTTTATATCCTTTGGGCGTTATATGTTGTTTTTTAAGTTTTAATCCGTCTTTTTTTATAGCCCAAATTAAACCAGTATCTGATACAATGTATTTTTCTCTAAATTTTATATATTTCATTTATTCCCTACCAACAAAAACGCCACTTTACAAGCAATGCTTTTTCTTATTGTAATTGAAGTTCTTTCTATTTTTTACCAAGTTGCCCAAGCTGTACCGCCTGAACCTTGATAGATACTTACAGCTTTGTCTAAATAATCTTGTGGACTTAATTGTGATACTTGCCCATGTACGCTCTGCATTATCTGTAATAGTCCCCAGCATGATAACTCATTCTCAACATAAGGGTTTCCGCTAGATTCTTTATAAATAACATCAAGCCATTTACTAGCACTTACTCCTGTTTTGATTGCCATATAATTTGCTGCTATTTCTGGACTTACGCTCGACCAATCGCTTCCAATAACCGAGCTTTCGTTAGACTGCTGAGTTTCTTCAATTTGAAGTCCAGCGTTTGAATTATCCGTATCTTGTGAGTCATTATCATCTTGAACAGTTGATTTTTCCCTGTCCCTCTCCCTAGCGTTATCAATAGCTTCTCTTCGTTTATTTTCTTCACTAATTCGTTGTTCTTCAAGTGCTTTCTCCTTAGCTTGCCTTATATGCTCATATTTTGCTTTCTCTTGCATTTTAAACTCTTGGTCATATAAATGTGCCACAACATTATTAAAGCCCTTGTCAGCCTTTTTATGAGCTTGTTGAATCAATACGATACTTTGAAAATCTGTGTCTGTTAAAATAAATATAAATATTCTCCTTTTATATAGTTCAAATGCTTACCTGTTTAATAGCTTCAATAATATTATTTCCAGTATTTATTAGAATTTCACCACTTACAGTTACACTCTTTCTCGAAAATAGTTCTTTCTCAATCTGTATAAAGTGCATTGCTTTAGCTAAAAATTTAGCAGATGATTCATAGTATAATGTTTCCAGCTCATCATCTGAAAGCTGTGTCAAATCATCATTAGCAAAAGTTGTGAGTTTTCGCTTAATCTCTTTACCTTCATCATTTTCTTCTACGTAGTAACGCTTCATTTATTCCTCGTCCTCATCATCTAAGTTAAGTTTTTCTTTTTCCAAATAACTTAAGTAGTCATGTGTAGTTTCTTCGCATATTGTGCAAACTGCACTTAAACCACCACAACAACAATCTACTGTTATCCAATTATGTTTGCATTCCATTTATTTCATTCCTCTAATTTCAAATTTTTCAATAATATATCTTTTAGAGCCTAACTCAAAGCTAACTAGATAATTATTAAAAGCGTCTTTTTTATTCAAGTTGTTCGCAATCTTTCGAGCTGTTGACCGTGGATATTTTGAACTATTAATCTTACTTGTATACTTATGTAATATTATCTCATTACCTCCCTTTGCATTTTGCGTTTCAAACGTTGCTTATACAGATACTCTTTGCTTGGTTTTAAGCTATATAACAACTCATCTAGTAAGTCAAAAGCCTTTCCAGCAACTCCTGCACTATCCATTTTTTTAAGAGTAAGCTCGTGCATTTCATCATCATTTAAGAACTCTTTTAAATAAGGATATACAAATACCTTAGGCAATGAATTTCTACCTCTAGTGATGTATAGGTTAGGCGATCTACCTGTTTCAATTTTAATTTTTAGCTCAAATTGATTTATTCCAATACCTTGTTCTTTTAGTACGCTAGTGATTCTTTCATATAATTCTTCATTTGTCATTATGCTATAATCTCCGTGATTTCAGTTATTTTTCTAATTTCTGCTTTATGCCCTGTTATGATTTCTTTTGATTCTTTAATTTCGTGTGCTTCGCTTAAACTATAAACTTTAGTTTTATTTTCTTTCCAAAACTGTATAGTCCCAGTGTCTTTCAATTCGTACCATGTGACTATATAATAAGTCCATTCATTTTCCATTATCCAACCACTCCTTAATTGTAAATAATTCAAAGCCATTCAGTTTGCTTTGTTTTTCAATTTCTACTTGGTTTCTATCTAGGTCTACCAGCAGTTCAATTACAGGTCTACCAAAAGTAAACCAACCAAGAACTGTATTAGGCTTAAGTCCGAAATACTTAGCACATTGAGCCTTACAACTAAAGTGTAGTTCTTCTTCCGTCATAGGTTTATAAGCTATTATCTCCATATCCTTTCTAATTTTAATTTTTCAACCTCCTTTCTTCTAAACAATAGTATCAAATTACTTTATATTTGTCAAGAATTAACTGTTCTTTGTTTTTCTAGTTTGGTAAAATTTATTCCAGTTTTCTATAAGCTCTAGTAACTTAGGTTCATCGTATTCAGTAAATAGTTCAACCTGTGATGTATACCAGCAATGTAAACAGCGATCGCAATTATAACAGATGTTTGTATATCCTCTGCAACCTTTACAAACTCCTGAACCATTACTTGTTGGGATATCGAAGCAATGGCAATACCTTTCGTCGTTAAAGTATTTACTCATCTATTTTCTTCCTTTCGTTTTAATCAAGTCAACTAATGCAAAGAACGCATATAATCCAAGCCCAATTAATGCTATTATAATAGCTTTTCCAATTACTGATTCAACGTTCATTTATTTAGCTCCTTTTTATAAACTATTTCTTTTTATTTATTAAGCGAAAAGCGCCATAAACTATTAATAAAATAATTGTTATTATAAATAGCGGTGGAATAAACACAGTTACTGCAAACCAAATAATAGAAACTAAAGTATAAATCATAATTTTAAGTATTAATTTACCTGTTTTAGTATTTTCGAAAGTTATATCCTCATCTAATGATGAATCATCTTCTGTTGAATTACTGTAAAATAATTTATCTTCATTTACTTCATACCGATTACCGCAATAATCACATTTACCATTAGTAAAGTCGGAAGCCCCGCAGGTTTGGCATTGTATTAAATTCATTTTATTACCTCTATTTTATGCCCTTTTAGTTTATAACCTTTACTATAATTTATTGAAACTGATGAATGTCCAACTCCAACGTATCTAGCTAAATCGCTGAAGCTTCTAAATTCCTTTCCATTCCATTTTACTTTAATACTGCAAGCGCGTTTTATATTTTCTCCGGCAGTTACATATTCAAGGTTTTCAAGTCTGTTATCTTGTTTGTTCATATTTAAATGGTCAACAGTTAAATCAGACTTACCCTCAAAAGCCTCCATTACTATTCTATGGACTTTTTCTTGTTTTCCGTTTATAGCTGTTACTTTATAACCGTATTTATCGGTTGTTTGTTTTTTCTTTCTTGTATATTTTTTGTTTTCTATATATACATCTCCTTTATCACTAACTAAATACTTTTCTTTATATCTTACTACTTCCATTATTTTTTTCCTCTTTCTTTAACTATATGTATTATTATATCAAAAAAACTCTAAGCTGTCCAGCCTAAAGTCTTATATGATATTATTGTTCTTTCAATTTATTCTTGAACCAAATAATTCTTTCCTTAAACCAAGCCTCAACTCCTTCAGGACGTAGCCATTTGCCTTGTTTTACTCCGTTCTTTTCCATGAACTCAATCACTTTAGTTGGAGTTTCTGGGTCGTCCCACATGTGAGGTTTTGCTGAATTGAATTTACTAAACATTTCCAGTGTTTCGATATAGCTATCTTTCAGAAGTTCAGTATCAAGCAATTTTTGAGCCTTCTCTGCACGTTTAGCAAGTCGAACGTTAGCTTGTTCAAGTTGTTCCTTTTGTCGCTGTAAGCTCAAGTTATGGTTGATATAAGCAATTTGCTGTGCATGTCGTCCAAGTTTGCCTTGCGTATTAAGCTCGATTAGTTTAGCCATTCCCTCGCCAAGAATTTCATCAGCCACAAAGTTATATTTATATTTTTTGTTTGTATTTCGTACGTAGTTATCAAGCGTTTGTTTAATTTTAAGTTTTTTGTGTAGCTCTCTTAATGTTGTCAATTTAAAACTCCCTCATATATTTTACCAAACTTCAAAGCATTAATTTTAACTAACTGCTTCAAGTCTGATATAAATTGTTGTTCTCCGTCAAAGTCAAAGGGCATTGATACATTTTCCCTTATCCAAGTGAAAGCTCCGTCAAAGTCTTGCTTCAGTAAACTCATTTTATCCACGATGTCGATAATTTGCTCTTTTTCCTCTAGCGTATACATATAACCGACTTTCTAGAAAGGTAAATCTTCCGTATTAACTTCAATCGGTTCAGCTCCTCCAAATAAGTCCTGTTTAGCTTGTGCTTGACTATTATTATCATTAGGGATAAATACTTTTTCAACCGTAGGAAAAACAAAGTTATAATTTACGTATTCGCCTGATTCTTTAGCTTGTACACGACCGCTTACCGTTACGGTGTCGCCTAATTGAATGAAGTCAGGTAAGAACGCTGAACCATATGCAACTTTTACATTAGATCCCTTTTCTTTTTCAAATAAAGGAACTGAAATAATTTTCTTGTCGCCTTTAGAAGTGCTTACTGTACGTGTATTTTTTTCGTTCGCTTGTGCTGTAACTGTGATGATTGCCATTTTTATTTTTCCTCTGTTGCTTTCCAAATTGTCATAATATCAAAGATTTCTTTTTTAGTCTTTGTTTTAAGCAATTCCATATTAGGATATCCAAGTTCTTCAGCTCGATTTAGTGCTGGCTGAATCTCTCTAAGTCGTTGCTTTTCTGCTTCCATTAGTTTCTGTTCTTCTGTCATGTCAGGCAAATCTTCGTTCATGTAGATGTACAACCCTAAACCGTGCCTTGCAATTGCTTTTACTAAACAGCGTTGAATTGCTTTATTAACGTCCATTGAAGTGATTTTCTCAAACGGAATTGACTGGTTACGATAATCCATTACTGGCAAATTTTCGATATGTTCTAAACCTTCAATAGTTACACCAACCTCAACCCAAGCTGTTCGACCGTCTGTGTGATAATTCCAATCATCTTTGTTCTTATAAATCTTGTTTGTTGATTCTGGATATGCTTTTTTAACTTCAGACCATGCAAATGCCCAACTAAGATAGTCAAGATTGTTCTTTTTGCTTTTCTTGTCATTAACATTGATAACACTTAGTGTTTCAAATATACTCATTTATAGAAAACCTCTTCTTTCCAGCCTTGTCTTTTAAGCTCTTCGATTCTTTTTAGGTCAATTCTATCAGATGAATCAAAGTAAGTAGCAAATTCTTTTGTCAAAGTTTTAAATCTAAATCCGAAATATACTTTCTTTTTTTTACTTTCATCATTTGTTTCATTAGCTTCTAAATACATTACCGACCGTTCTTTCTTTGGTTCTTCACGACCTGTATCTGAAAGCTCATAAAAGTTAGGTTTATCTTCTTTCATGATATTTTCAATAACTTTTTTCATAATATCATCAAGCTGTTCTTTATCAAATTTAATGTTAATTGTTTCCATTTTCTCCTCTTTCTATAATAAATAACTCTTTAGTCATTGTTCGTTCCATTTCTATTTCTATTTCACAACTCTTGAAATAATGCTATTGGCTTTCTTATCAGAGTATGGACCTACATATTCTTTTAAAGCAGCTATAACGCATTCTTTTGTATACTCTTGCATTTGCTCTGCTGTGTATACATCAACTTCTTCTATATATTCATTTAATTCGGACATATCTTTATAAAGCCTAAACTCACCAGTAAAAATCTTTGTTCTTCCTACCGCTTCAATCTCACTTAGTTTCATCTATACATTCCTCTTTCTACAATAAATGTATTTCCTTGTCTTGAAATATCTATATCATATTTAAGTAGTTGCAAAATATAACCTTTACCCCAATAGCTCCATAATTCACTTATTAAGCCATACAAGCACTCGTTAGGTTCTGCCCTATACTTTGTCTCATTCATTTCTTCAAGCTCTTTAGACAGCTTTCTGACACCTCTAGCATAATGCTTACTAGCTTTTTCTTCTGCCCTTAAACTTTTGTAATTGCTTTTCATATATGAACTCTCTAATATCTTCTTTTTGCTGTTTTTCCTCTTTATCAGACCAGCCAACCTTTTGACCTTTTCGCTTGCCACTTTGATAAACTCTTCTGTTATCTTCTGGAAAGCCATTTTTCTCGAAGTACATTCTGGCATATTCAAAATAATTTAAGCTGTTGATGTACTGCTGACTACCCTTTTTGTGATAATTAAGAGTTATCAATCGTCTTTCAGCTAGTGATTCAAAAGATATTATCATACTACACTCTAATAAAACCTAAAGTTAGCAAGGCTTTATATTCTTCACTATCTTTTTTGACTTCAAGTGCAAATTTTTTATTTCCGGTTAATTCATTTGCTTTACCTGCATAATATAATGGAGTGCTGTTGGTTCTATCAGAAAAGTTATAAAACTTAAATTTAGGTTCAAAAATCACTTCATACCCATTAATAAGGGCATTTAACATTTTTTCTTTTTCATCAAGAGTAAAAGGTGGCTTAACTCCATTTTTGTAAACTTCTCCTAGTCCATTTTTAAGAAAACTTCCCCAACCCCAACTAGAAATATAATAAAATGCTTGGCTTTTATCATTAAAAGTTTTAATAAATCTGTCTTGTTCCTCTGTTAATTCTACCATTTGTTACTTCTCCTTTATTTCTATATATATTATTATATCAAAATTATTTACTATTGTCAAACATTAGATGATATTTTTTCATTTATTTCTGCTTTTAATTGCAATGCTCTAATCAATGCACGTTTAGAATAATCATTTTCGCAAGCTGTATGCAATTTCTTTGACTGTCTGACTAGAAAATCAGCACGATTAAGCCATACTTTGAAAAGTTCGTCATTTTGCCATTCTGCTTTTATCATTTCTTCTAATGCACGATATAACCAACCGTAGACTTCGGCATGCAAATTAATAGCTTTGTTTTCGTAATTGTTCATCTAGCGCTCTCTTTGTGCTTTCTGCTATCTCTTTGCTTGGTGTAGTTAGAATTATTATATTTTCAGAATCAGCTATTCTTTTATCAAAATAATCATAATGTTTACGCACTACGAAATTATCTGTTAGGTAGTGTGTTTTTTTAACTTCTTCGCCAACTTTAATAACGTACCATTTTTCACTCATTTTCTGTTACCTTTCCTTGCTCTTTCGCTAAGTCTAAGAAAGCCTGTGCCGATTTTTTAGTCGTTTCGATTGGAGTTTCTGCTTTTACTTCTTCCACTAGTTCACTATCAGGTTCTTTTTTTGATTTATTAACGCAAGTAAATACTGAATCAACATAAGAAAAGTTTAAATCATCGTCAAACTGATATCCGCGTGCTTTAACCGACAACTTAGAGAAGTCATTATGTCTGCCACATTTGGGGCTTAGCATTAACATAAATTCCGCCCAAGCTGTAAGAGTAGAACCACCTAAGGCATCGCTAGGCTTTACCATATAGGCTTTGTCGTCCATTGAGTTTGCATAAGCTGATTTATTTGCATGAGCTACTAGTAAAAATGTTACGTCTTGGAAAAGCAACTTCAAGCGTGTAATTCTCCTAAGCATTGGTTCAAAGTCCTTGCTATAAAGAATATCTCCATTTCGCAACATAGTCATCAAGTTATCCAAGATCACGAATTTTATATCATTTTCTTTGATGTACTCATATAATAAATTCATGTGGTGTGAATCATCAAGCATAAACTCGCCACCAGTCAAAAAATGCAAGTCTTCTGGTGCATTATCTTTATTTCTAAGCCGTTTATTTAATTCCCTGTCAGTATCCTCGTTATCTATGTATAGTGTCTTGCTTTGCTTTGTGTCATAACCAAAGAAAGGTAGTCCTTGCGATACCATTAAAGCCATGTGCATTGCTAGAGAACTTTTAAATGACTTAAACGGTGCTACCAATATGCCAGCTTGTGAACTAGGCATTAATGTATCAATAAGCCAGTCATCTTTTAAATTTATTAAGTCTTCACGCTCTTTTAAGTGCTTAGCTGTCTGTACTTTATCAAATAGGCTAGTCACTAATTACCTCCATTTGAGATGATTTTAAAATTGATTGAGCTTTAATTAAAAATTCTGTATGCTCTGTGTAGTCTTCAAACATATTTGGAACTACTATTCCACGTACTTCAATCATATTTGAGGCTTCATGATATTCAATCTCCGTCATACTTTTGTCTTCATGCCATGTTTTCTGCGCCTTAAATTCTTTTTTTTCAACAATTTTAAAGGAAGATGTTTCAATATTTCCCCATTTGTCGTATTTTCTAGTAATTTTAAAAATCATTTATTTCTCCTTTAGTATATAATAACAAAAAAGATTTGAAAAGTCAAGCCTTAAATACTATTATTTAAATTCGCAATGAACTGTATCTCCTACTTTATAAATACTAAACAAAAAATCATATTCTTCTCTTAATTTTTCTTCCCAATGATTAAAAAATTTAACTCTATACATTAAGTTATTTTTATTCTCATTTGAAAGATCATCATAATCTCTTTGAATAGCTGGCAAAACATGTTCTTTAAAGCAATGCCGATTGCATTGGTGTTCATTATTAAGTGTTTTTCTAAATTCTTCAGCTATTTTTCTAGCTTTTCTTAAACTTTTAACTTCTCCAAAACTAACGAAAGTTACTTTATCTTTTTCAAGTTTTTTATATTTTTCTTTCAGAGTCATATAATCGCTAACTCTTTTCCCGTGTTCTTCTTTATAAAATCTATGCCATGGTTTTTCCTCTTTATATAGAGTTTCATAAAAGTTTTTATTATTTTCTTCTTTTAATGCTCGTTTTTTCCAATAATCAACATCTCTTGTTAATTTTGCGTGTTCTTCACTACTGATAATTTTAAACATTTAGTTCTCCTTATTTAAACCTATTAAGCTTATAAATATGTAGCAATAAGCAAAGACACCATAAAAAAGCAATAAATAAATCAATGATTTGACCAGTAAAACCTGAATATCCAAATAAAGCTATTAGAATAACATCAAAAACAATCTGCGTTATAGTTATATTTATCATATTTTTCCTTTTCTTATACTATAGTATCAAATTATCTTACCTTTGTCAAGTCTTAAATCAATTTCTTTCTTTTTTTAATTTATATCTTATCACTTCTTTTTATATTTATCAAACATTAAGTTTTTCCCCCGTCAAGTAATTACTAGAGATTCTTGCTTGAAAGTTAATTTGTTATTTGTCGTAAGCTCTAATTTAGTGTAATTACTCCGCTCATTTAATTTTACATACTGTGAATTGGCATAAACTAATCAGCACAACCTGTCAGTAAATACTGCAATTTCAGTAAGTAAGTTAAACAACGGCTTTCAAATAGTATTAAACTAAGACACCTTAAACTTAAATACTTATCTCTTATAGAGTTACATGGGGTTTATGTAATCAGGTATTCTCGACTTCATAGCTTATTCAGCTCGTTTTGATGCTTATGACATCGCTATACTTTCGTACCTAAACCGCCTATGGGTTATATATTCAATTGCATAGATAATAATAACATAGATAATTTCACTTGTCAACTATTATATACTTATATTTTAACATATTGCATTTTATACTTTGCGTTATCTTATGTTATGTAAATTATTCTAAGCCCTCTAATTCTCCTAGCTTTTTATCCAGTTCATATTGGATTACTGCTATTTGTTTGATTGTTGATTCTAATACTTCTACTTTTTTAATCAAAAATTCTTTATCTTCCATTTATTCTCCTATCTATTATATTATAACATACCCTTTTTTTAGTTTCACAAGGTTCACAAAGTTTTTTAGACTTTCTTTATTGATAACCACGCTATTTACAATCATTTTATACATTGTTTTACTAAAATAATAAAAGTATGTTACAAATTACAAATTGCTATACAATGGGCTTTGTTCTTGTTCTCTTAAAATATTTAGTTAAACCTTTCACAATTCCAGTACAAGATAAAATGCTAATCAAACACTCCGAAATTCCTTTAGAAATATTATAAACAAAAATAATGTTGTACTTACTTATACCATACTTTATAAACAAGACGCCTAATGCACTCACTTTCTGCCACTTCTAGTTAAATTGCGGTCAAGCGTAAAACAAAAGCCACTAAGGTGGCAATTATTTTTTAATATTCTTCTATTTCCATTTCTAAAGCAACTTTACTCATATTATTTAAATAACAGGATAAATGTGATACAACTTCATATTCTTCTTTGTTATCTTGTACTATAAAAGAACTCATTTCTATGTTATAACCACATAAACTACACTTCTTTTCATAAATCAAATCTCTTATTTTGTCCATTTATTTATTTTCTCCTTTTATTATCTTTCTTACTTATTTTATGTAGTCTTCTAACTTCTACTGTATCTAACAAAAATAATATATAGAAAGTTAAAAATAATATTGAATTACATATTACCATAGCTAGTATAAATTCCATTATCTATTATCTCCTAAATCAAAATGTATTGCTGGCTGACTGTTCCAAATTTCTAATGTTTCCTTATCTACTTCCGGCTGATTCATGTACTCTCTGTTCATTCTAACTCTTGTATTATCTACTTTAATTATAATACGTTTCTTGTATTCTTGCTGTCGTAAGTACATTAAATATCTATCTCTAGCCATTAGTTTTCTCATCCGATATTAATATTTTAACTATATTTATTATTTCTTCTTCTGTTAGCAAATATTCCAAAATATCTATTTCATCCCACTTTTTTCCCTGTTTCATTTTTTCTTTGTTTTCCATTTTCATTGATTACCTCCTGTAAATAGTATAACACAAAACTACTGTAAAGTCAAGCATATATTTACATAACAGAGGATAACTCAAAGCTAAAAAGTGCATATGCTATAATAAGTATATCAAGTTGAGAGAGGAAAGCAAATGACAGATGAACAGCTACTATTTAAGCAAGAAACATTGTCAAAAGTTGACTTTAACGAGTTCTTACTTAACGCTGTTGAATGTGGTTTGATTAATCTTGATACAGCTTTAGTTTTTAAGGGAGAATAAAGAAATGAATAAAGAACATATTTTAGCACAAAAAGAAGTATTGACTCCGATTGAGTATGAACACTATGTTAAGCACTTATTTGATATCGGAGAACTAAGTAAAGAACTTTATATTGAATTGAGTTCTGATTTATGAGCAAAGCCTTAGCTATTGACTTTAGTACATCTAATACTGGTTATGCGTTTCGTAACCCTTTAACAAGTGAGTATGTAGTCGGTTCAATTGCAGGTGGTAAAAGTAAAGACCCTTTGGAACGTGCAAAGATAATTGCTGACGGAATAACAGAAGTCATTGAGCATTACAACTTATTTGACTACTTTATTTATATTGAAGAACCAATTATCACGTTCAAGTCTAAGGGTAATATCTCATTGATTAGGGCTAACGGTTCATTCTTAGGAGTCATGCGTAACCGTCATAACATTGGCTATGTTGATATAAGTAATTCAATGTGGTGCAGTTATCATCTAATTAAAGGTAAAAGCAAATTAAGAAAAGAACAAAGCATTGAGATACTCAAGAGCTATAACATAGTTCCTGATGATGATATCAATGATGACCAAGCTGACGCCTTTTGTATCTTACTCTATGTAGAAAGTCAGGAGAATAAACAATGATTGTAATTAACATTGCCTTGATTATTCTAGGCATTTTATATGGTGTAGGTACAGTTACCAACTTTAAAAAGTGGTACTATCGCCATGACTATCTACCTATTATGTTAAGTGTGTTTACATCTATCTTTTTGGTAGTAGCTGGAGTATTAAACGTATTGAATTAAAATAATAGGTATGCTAATTGACGGTGCTTAAATGTTATAGAGTTGACAGCCAAAGCATAGGGTGCAAACATGCAAAAAAATACTGTTGTTTGATTAAATGAGTAACAGAACTTAAAGGCAACTAACAGCCCTTTGTATATTACGAGCATAGTATAGTGGTAATGCTACAGATTCCAAACCTGTAAACGTGGGTTCGATTCCTACTGTTCGTGTTCTCCTTTATTTTATTATATGTTATAAGTTATAGTTCTAGGTATTGAGCGTATTATGGCATATATTATCACGTTATACCTTAGGGAAAAGCAGTTCTGTTTAGGCGGAACCAATACTCTGGTTCGATTCCAAATAACGTGGTTAGTGGTGTATAGTCCATAAACAAATTGTTAAGCTATTGCGCAATACTTGGCACAACTATACAAGCATAAGAGTATGATAGATACCTTACTGGTGTAGCTACTGTTTATAATTTCTGTGTTAGTTGCTAAAAGACTTAGGCATTAAATCGTTGTGGAGTTGGTGATGACAACAGCTAGTAGAGTAATTGGAGGGATACAGATAGCAACTGTGTAGGGTTCGATTCCCTGCTACTCTATATTTCAATTGAATAGCTAAGTGCTTGCTAAAAAAGTTTAAGGCAAGTAGTGAGTTAAAGACTTGACTAACAGCTTAGTGGGTAGGGATAAGTGGGTTATATCTTAAGTATAACGTAGGTTCGATTCCTTCATATCCTATACTAAGATAGTATCTAATAAGATACCAGCTACTGATAGTTAGGAATAACAATATGAGGTAGTCATAGTTAGCAGTATAGTCTAATGGTAAACGTGGGTTCGATTCCCAATACTGCTATAAGATAAAGGGAGAAGTAAATGATTATATTATTATTTATTATCATGTTGTTCATTAGTCCAAGTATAGCATTGTTGTTATTGCTATTGGTTATTAACCCAGTGTTCGCATTGCTATGGCTATTAGTATGGCTTGCTATTAAGTTATAAGGATAGATATATAAAGGAGATATAGTTATGGTTTGGTTTGTAATACAATTTATTCTTGGTATGCTTATAGGTTTTACAATAGGTTGTGCAGTACTTATCCTATGTGACTATATGTATAACATTCAAGAGCGGAAAAGAAATAATAAATAAAATAAATAAAGAGATAAAGATAATTCTTTCAGAGAAAAAATAAAAATAAAATAATTTTTTTATATATATCCCCCCATTAATCGCTATGTTAAGGGGAATTTTCAGCACAAAGGACT